GAGGCCTCAAGAATCTGGTCTAATCCAGTATTCATACTTGGGGACTGCTCATATAATGTAGCGTCTTTTGTAGGGAATATTTTATATACTGCCATATCTTTTTATTATAATGGTACTACTCTACCTTTAATATCTTCATCAGGGAATTTAACTTCAAAAACCATAGGATCTATGGAAGGGTATACTACATCATTTACTGTAGCTCCTTGAACATCATACCCATAAGCACTATAACCTAATGCTGCTCCTGCTTTATTAACAATAGTAACTTTTTTAACAGTTTGAACACCATCAACTTTATCTAATAAAATAGATAAATCTTTTAAAATAATAGGTTCATTAATCTGCCATTTATCTATATCAAAGTAATCTTTTAATGCATCAATACACCTAGTTAATACTTCATTATTATTATAATTAGGTAAAACTATAATATTAAATTCAACACCAATATTTACAACAAAGGCATCTTTAATTTTGATAGCATCATTAATCATTCTATATTCAGAAAGATATGTTTTAAGATTTCTTTTAAGAGTAGAAGATGCTATTCTTAATCGTTTATTAACATCATAAGATAAAATGTACATATCTAAGATTGTAGGTAATTCCCCGGGTTGGTATTCTGCTATTTTAGTAGGCATAGCATAAGCTTTAGCAATTACTCCTAAATTAGAAGGCATTGAAAGTGCTCTGATAATATAATCTTCTTTAGTTACAGTACGTAATTGGTTTTGGAAATTACCTGTAGCATTTTGTCTAATTTCTTCTATAGTATCTCCATCTTGACCCCCATCAGCCCCTTTTTCATTATTTGATGCTATTGAATTAAAAATAGCATTTGCTAAGGCTGTATCAGGGAGATTTTGGTTTAAAAATCTAATATTAGTATCATCCACAACAGTTAAAGATCCTGCTTCAACATTTGATTGTACACCTCCTCCAGTCAAATATCTAACTGTTAAAGTAGTATTTGAAGGAGCAATACCATAAGTGTTTGTAAATACAAAGTTTAATGGAGAAAATGCTGTGGTAAGTTTAGTTTTTTCAAATGGTAAACCTAAACCCACATTATCGGGGTTTGGAACAATTTCTTCATCATTATCCCCAAAATTACCAGCTCCAAATTGCAATTCTAGTGAACCTGTGGTTTTAAAACGAGTAACAAATCTTCTTTGTGTTTGGAATAATTGTAAAAGGTATGGGGCATCACTATTTTCAGTGTAGTTAGGATCGTTAGTATTCGTGTTTCTAATTGTATCGAACACATTTTCTTGTGCGAGGTTAGGTACTTCATACCATTCATTATCATCACTATCTAGTACATCTAAAACACCTATAATATTACTAGCATTAATAGTGCGTTTATCAAATCTTACTCCAGCATTAAATGAAAATGTTGTAGTGTTAATTGTAGCTGAAATTGCTTTTCTGGTCTTTTTTAAAAGATAATAAGTAGGAGTAGTACCTGATAATTGATATACTGAAACATCAGTTGGATCTGATGAACTTGAAACACTAAAATCTATAACATCTTCAATTAAAAATTTAATATTATTATTAGTATTTGAAGTTACCTGAGTGTTTTCCGGTATTAAAAGAGCATAATCATAATCAGGTACAGTTATACTACCACTTAATTTAGCAGGAACTTGTTGATAAAAATCAATGTCAACGGATGCTGCTGTTGTTACTTTAGGAGCATAACCTAGCATATAAGCCAAATTGAATAAGTTATCAGTTTGACGAGCTTTTTGGATAAAAGTTTCTTGAATTTGATTATCAAGATAAAATGATAATACATCTCCTACATAAGAAGCCATTTCCATGAATAACATACCTGTAGAAGAGGGTGTAAAGTCATTGTAGGTATCTGGGAAATATGTTCTAGAATATTCTATTAAAGCATTTCTAAAATCATTAAAATCCCTACTAGTATAGCGTATATCTCTTTTTAAATCAGCCATTATTGTAATAATATATTTACAGTATCTTCAATTCCAAATAAAATTATTTCATAATTTAATATAAAGTTAACAACATTAGAATTTGGGAGGTTATTAAATTGAATAGATTTAACTTCTATTTGTGGGAAATAGAGTGAAATGCTATCTTGAATTCTTACAGTTAAATCTTCTAAAGTTTCATCAATAATATTTTCAAATAATAACGCTCTTAAATCAGCACCAAAATCAGGATTAAATACTCTTTCTCCTTTATTGGTTAAAAGATAATTAATTAAATTAGCCCTAATTTGATCTCTTGTTTGGTAAGTAGGCACAAATACAGCATCCCCATTTAAAGGAAACCCAAATCCTACTGCTTTTCTAGCATTAGAATCAATAGGGAATTTATTTTGTATAATTTGTGCCATTTATTTTATCTTTTATTCATTAAACCAGCAATCATGCCCATATCAACTTCTCCAGCTGGTAGAGTACCATTGGCTGCATCATATCCAGCTTGTGGTCTAAATGTTTGAGCATTTGAAGAATTAAAGTTCATTGTAGTTTCACCTAATGCTTGCTCGTATAAACTACGCTTTTGTTCAGCAGTCATTGAAGGTTGAGTAGGAGCTCCACTATGTGGGGGCTCAGGTTTAACTGATTCTTGCATAACTGCTACAGACGATGCTTTAGGAGCACGAACCGCTTCCAAAAGAATATCTTTCAATTCCTCTTGGATCGCCTCTTTTACGGCCTCTTTAATCATTTTTTTAAGTTCTGTAGATTTCATTTTTGTTATAAATATTAAAATTAGTGATTTTTATAATGAATTGCTTAAGTCTAATTGAGCTTTCCAAAATTCCAACTGTTCATTTAATCTTGTTATTTCATTTTGTTTATCAAGAATTTGTCTAGGTAGGATTTGATCTTGACCAAATCGAACAGATAATTGGTTTTGTTCTTCTGAAAGGGTAGATTGTTGTCGAAGAAGTGCTTGAAGAGAATCAAATGTATCGAGAATTTTGTCTTCAATATCATCAATAATTGGAGATATTTTATTAGTTCTTGTTTTTGAAGTAAAATAATTGTCAATATTAAATTTCACCTCTGAAATTAGAACCTCTACTGATGTTGAAAATGAGTATGTACTTGATGTGTTTACTTCTCCTGAACCTTGGTCAGGGGGTACAGAATATAAGGTAACCCCTTCAGTATCACTATATGCTCTTACTCTTCTAGCAGGAAAACTAAAAGTATTATTAGGATCAAATTCGATTACTAATCTAAACCCTCTATAAAATAAAGGATTATTTGAATTAGGATCTAAACTATCTAATAATGCTTGATTATTTGCAGCATTTATATTAGAGTTTGAACTAGAGGGAGAAGAAACCTCTAAAGATTTTTGGATACTATTAGCGACACTATTTAAAGCATTATCAATATCTGATTGTTGGACTCTACTATCATCCCCGTTACTACTATTCCCATCAAAATAATATTGATTAGTAAAATCCCCATCAACATTACCATTAGGATTACCAAATAAACCAAATAATGAATTTGGGGGAGGAGTATCTGGTCTTTCTGTAACTTGATTCCATCCATTACCATCCCACTGATATACAGCTCCATCTTTAGGTAAAGTAAGGAGTAATCTCATAAATGCTATAATCTTAACAGATTTTTCATAAATGGGATCAAATGTAGCAAATTTTGCAGCGATAGGTGTTAAAAGTTGTTCAATTTGAGAAATTGAACCCGGAATAATATCTAAAGGACCTTCAAATTTACTAATTAAAGTTCCTAAGGTATCTAAAGCATCAGAAAAACCATTAATAACATTAACTGGAATACCTACTCCTGGAGGGACTGATGTAGGAATAGGTAAAGCTTTTATAATAGTAACTCCTATCTTTATACCATCTATAATACCCCCCAAAGTAGTAGACATAGATTCTAAAGAACTTAGAGGTGATAAAATACTATCTAAAGCTCCTTGCAGAGTATTTTTTTGTTGAATATTAGCATTAAGATTTGCTTGAATTCTGTCTAAAGTAGTATTAATTGATGCTTTTTGAGTAGCAGGAATAGGGGGTACCGAATTAACGGTTTCAGGGGACATTAAATCTTCAGGTAAATCTCCTCCTTCTAAAGTTCCTCTAGTATCAAAAGGTAATAAAATATTTGTTCCCTCAACATCGGTTGTAATACTATCGATTAATCTTTCCTTTAAAGAATCTAAGGCAAGATCCATTTTAATAGCACTTTTTGCAGCACCCGTTAAACTTCTTACTATGAGTTTATCAAAAGCCATTACTTAGTTTTACTTACTTTAGATTTATATGTCTCAATTTTATTAAGCATTTCAATAGCTGTTTGAGTAACATTTGTAGCTGGTACAGGAATTGCTGGATGGGGTACGAAAGGTATAGGGGTACCTACAGGTACCTGTAAGGCTGTTCCAAGAGCAATAAGTTGAGTAAGTAATTTACTCATATCAGCTAAAAATTTATTACCTAATATAACAGGTTCTGATGCATTTTTATCACCTAAATATACATTATCTGATTGGAGAATTGTTTTAGGGGCATCAATATTAACACTGTTTACAGCATTTAAATTAATACTATCTTTTGAACTAAATAAAATTGAATCTTCTTTTGTATTAAATACTAAACGACCAGAATTTAAAATAATTTGTTCCCCTGCAAATTTATTTGGGGTTGTTGGTGCTGTTGAATATGATTTATAGGATTTACTTGATACTTCAATAGGAACTGTTTGAGTAGAAGTAAAATATATAGCTGAGCCTTCTTTATTAATATCTTCTACTTGTGGGATCCAAGGGTCTTTTCCGTCATCAAATTGAGCATTTCTTAAAATGGTAATAGGATCACCATCTTCTCCAGTTTTAGACCAAGTATTTTTGATTTTAGCACTTTTAACAGTAGAACCAAATCTTAAACTTTGACCCCATCTTCCTTCTTTAATAACATCACCTTCATAGGGTTGAATTGGTTTAATATCTAATCTTTCTTTAAAAGTATCTCCTAATTCAATTTCAGTACCACCGTCAGTAACTCGTCTTACAGCACCATTTGAGGTTTGTTCATAATCTTGTTGTTGTGAAGGGGGTAACCCACTTTCCCCAACAGGATTAGGAATTGCATTATGGTGATTACTATTCCAAACATTTATAGGTTGAAAATAATAATAAGAAACAGACCCAACATTACCTTGAACATTACTGTTTGGTAAAGGAAGGACATAAACTAATTCATTTTCTAATGGAAAGGTTTTATCATTAGGAAATAAAGGTTTTGCGAAAAAATCTGAGGTGAAATTTGGGGATTGATTTGGGGTATCTAATTTTGAAAAATATATCCCTCCAATAGCTCCCCATTCTCCAGCTAATTTAAATGCTTTTTTATCAGTTTTATCATCTAAAATGCAAAATCTTACCCTTGCAGGAAATAATCCTAACTTTGATGATGGATTTCCCTGGTTAGGAGTAAGTGAACTTAAGCCGGTTATTACCTTTGCCATGGTTATTTTTCTTCTTTACCTTTTTTACCTTGTAAATCTTCCATTGCCTCAAGTAATTGAGCTTTTTCTTCATCAGAAATACCAAAACTACCATCCTCATTTTGACCTGATTGTAGAGCACGTTGCACAATTGTAGCCATTTTAATGAGTTGTTCATCATTTTTGACCCCAATTTCCATATATTCTTTAATAAGAGGTACAATAAGAGTAGCGTCTCCAATTTCGTTAATTAAAGGTTTTAATTCTGAAATTAGGGCTGTTACTTGAGCTTCTTTTTTCTTTTGGTTGTTGTAAATTTCCTCTAAAATGTCGGAAAATCGTTTTTCACCAAATACTACTGAATCTAGCTGTCCCATAGTTTTATTTATAAATATATTTAAATAAAACCTTTAGGATGGGAATTTCCCGTGCTCTAGATAGTATAAATATTTTTCTTTGAAGATACCATATAATACATTTGCAATTTTAGTGATTTTAGGAGTTTTAACATCTACCTGCTCACGAATATAAATGTAAAGGGCTTTTTTGTTAAACACATCAATTGCATCTCTTTTACGGAAAAGTTCTAAAATAGCATCTGCAATTTGAGCATCATATTCTTTACTAAAAATTTCAAAAATATGTTCGGTACAGTAATCAACATATTGATCCATAAACCAAGATAATTTATCTTGATGTTTATAACCTTGCATTCCTAATTCATCATCATCAAGATGATCTTCAGTTTCTACAATGCTACTTACCTCGTTATCCATTCTTTTTGAAGTAATAAAACCTGGATCTGATGTATCTAAATTAGAATAATTAGAAAGATCTGTGATTGGGATGTTGCTTACTTTCTTTTTATAGTTTTTTTGGTTATAAACTATTAACCATCGTTTTACAATAGTGCCAAAATAAGAATAAGCTTTGGCACCATTATCAGGATTAAATAAGTGAATTTTTGAAAGTAAGAAAGTCATAATTTCATGTTGTAAATCTTCTAAATTCTCTACTTCGGTGTAGTAAAATTTAAAAGTATGAATTATGTTTTCGGTTAACTTATAAAAAGGCCAGTGAATATATTCTTGATAGATATCACTTCTCTCATCAAAATCTTTAGAGTTGTTATATCTTACAATTGCTGCCTCTGTTTCTTTGGTAAAATATCTTCTACTTTGGGGCCTACTTTTTTTATCTCTTATTATATGGTCCATGAAAATTTATTAGGATTTTTTCAACTTGAAATCATTTAAGATATCTTGAATCTTTTTGATTTGCTCGAAGAAAAAACCTACTTCATCATCTGAACGGAATGACCCTTTATAGTCAATCTTTTTTAATTTTTCATCTGAAATTTCTATAACCTTTGAAATCTTTTCTAAATAGATAAGATAACCTACTACGATATCCTCGGCTCTTTCGTTTTTACGTAATAGGTTGATGGTCGTGAATCCTAAGATCACGACCAAAACTGACAGAACTGTAATTGCTATTGTGGTAATCATAAATTATCTAACATATTTTTTAACCCTTCACTTTTAATTGAACCCAATGCTTTGGATTTTGTTGAAGGAGTAGATTTAACATTAGCATTAGAACCTAATGTAAAGTTCTTTTTTTGCCCATCCAAGCTATCCTTTTCTCCTCTTAACTTAGGTAACCATTCACGCTCAAATTCAATACGTGCTGCCATTAAATCTGCCTGGTGTAGAATAAATGGTAATGAAGTACGTGGTTTTTGTTCTGGCATATAAGAAAATAGGTATTTTTTATTTGCTTCATCATACAAACCATCGTGAGTTTGAATAGCTAACATCTCATTAAATGTATACTGAATACCGTGGGATTGAAGTAGAAATAATCCTCTATCTGGAACTGAAGCAAATGGGACTTTAGTGTTGAACATATAATCTTCACCTAGTTTTTCTTTTCTCCATTTATCAGTCTGAGGGATATATGATTCATTTTCTTCATCACCCATTTTACCTAAATCATGGTTGATAGCAGAGAATACAAGTTCTTCTTTAGTAAATGTAGTCATATCTGCTCCTTCCTCAGCCCAAAGATTGCATTGTTTCATAGCACAACGTACAACTCGATTTACATGCTCAACATAACCCCCAGGAAAAGAATTATGATATTCCTTTTTATGAGCAGCGGGCATCAACATAATACGTTCTTGATATTTGTTATAAAAATCAATAAGTTTTTGTTTACGATCCCCATTAATGTGAGTTTCAATATTAGAAATAAATTCTTCCCAATTTGCTTGGATTTGTTCTGCTGTTAAATTCATAACTTTTATTTAATTATTAACCGTTTCTAAGTGGTGATGAATCTCTTTCAATTAGTGATTTAAGATTATCTACTAATTCTTCCATTTGATTAAGTTCGTTTTTAAAGTCTTGAACACTTGATTGACGACTTAACAAAAACTTTAATGTTTTAATCTTACCTTCGATTTGATCAAAACGTTTGTCTACTAATTCTTGATTACGCATATGTTTATATTTAATATTTTTAATATCCGAGGTACCTTACCCCCCTCGTTTCTCCAATCATTCCCTAATCCCTTTATTTCTTAAAACCCCTGTATTATAAATCTACATGGAAAAAATCTGGGAGCCAAGCTAAGATTGAAATTCTTTTGATTTATCTAAGATTTTTTTAAGAAGCGCACATTTTTCATATTCTTCATGTTGTTCAAAGAATGAAATGCCTAATTTAAGTGCTGTGTCTAAATATTCGTCTGTATATTTTTCTATGGCTATAACGTGTTCTTCATTGTCTATATTAACATTTTGTATGTAATGCCATGCCCTATGGTAAACCACGAATTCCCCCGCATCTTTCATGTCTTCTACGTCAAGTTCTCGATTTGATTCTTTAAAAAATTTAAGGACTTTTTTATTAAAATTGATATGATTTAATACAAGTTTTTTATACATCCCAATCCAGTAAATGGGGGTTTGGGAAAAATCTATTTGAACCTCAGAATTCACCCCATCCAATTCTTCATTGGCTGAAAATAGGGAAAATATATTATCTAGGTTTATCATTTTAGTATACATATTTAAAGTATACTAAGTTAGATTTACTAGTCCAAATTATCCTTTAAAGTAAGTGAACTAGTTACTTTATTGTGAGCATATTCCCACAATTCCTTTGCAGATTTGTTACGGTGTTTATCTTGATATCTCATTTTACTTAGTTGAGCATCAAATTGTGTTTTTAATCCTTTTTGATTTACATCTTCATAGATTTCATAGAAAGCATCTTCGTAATGACCCATTTTACAAAAATAATTTTAAAAGTTAACAAAAGCGTCTTTGACGGATTATACGTACTTAGTAGGACTTAGACAAATCGGAGTCAAATTCCTTCTTTTTAATTGTGTTTAACATCATCGCGAATTCTTCTGAGTTTTGCCAACTATTTAGGTATCCGCGAATGTCCTCTACAGTTGATCTTTGACGTTCATCTAGAATTCGATATACTTCACTAATTTCTTTAGAAAAATTATCTTGAAGTTTATCTGTTCTAGAATCTACTTTTCTACTGACATCGTCAATAGCTTTGTAAATACCCTCGTCTCCACGTTGGTATTCTCTATTTAATGATTCAATCCATCTTTCGATGTTATTTAAACGTGTGTTTAGCTTATTATTCATTACAACACTCACAACTCCCAAAGTGACAGCCCCAAGTGCAGCAACAGATAACAGCGTTAAAATTACTGTTTCCATAGTTTTAAAATTTAGATGTCAAAGAACGCTTTTGTAACTTTATTTCTTTTCTATAATTATATTATTCAACACTAAAACGTCGATAATATCGTTTCTAAAATGGTCTATAGCGTGTTTAGGGTGGTTTATAATAGGTTCACCGTGACTATTAAAACTCGTGTTTAACAACACGGGAACACCGGTTAATTTGCGGAATTCTTCAAGTACATTCCATGCAAATTCATTACGCTCCTTAAATACTGTTTGTGCTCTACAAGTAGCATCATCATTCTGGATTACAGCAGGAATTTTATCTTGCCAATGTTCTTTTACAGTATAACATAAGGTCATAAATTCGGCTGCTCTTGTAGATTTATAAGCATAACAAACATCAGAAATATGCTCTGCCATAACAATTGGGGCAAAAGGCATAATTTCATTACGTTTAAGTTTTTTATTAATATATTCGTGGTTTTCTTTTTTTCTAGGATCACATAAAATTGTACGATGACCTAAAGCACGAGGACCATATTCTGCTCTACCTCTAAATAAACCAACTAATTTACCGTCCACTAATTTTTCGGCAATATAAGATGGGTCAAGAGGTTTTACTTTAAATTCATCTAAATTAATTTCATCCCAAACTTCTTGGTTTGTATAACCTTTACCTAAGAAAACATTATCCCATCTGTAGTTTTTAAATTCACCTAATTCTACTGATTTTAAAATGGCTGCACCTAGACCGATACCATTATCCCCCATACAAGGAACAACATAAATTTCATCAAATGGTAGATATTCATTGATTTTTTGGTTTACTTTAACATTAGCAAAGAAACCACCCGCTAAAGCAATTTTAGTATGTCCTGGGTATTTTTTAATAATTTCCTGGAGTAGTTTTAGGATACTATCTTCGGTTACTTTTTGCCAAGTGTAAGCAAAATCTTTAGCTTTATCTCCTTCAAACCATCCCTCAGATTTTAAAATTTGAAGTTCATGGTGAAAGGTAGAGGCAATAATACTATCCCATTTAATATATTGAGTTAAACGGTTATATAAATCTTGATCAAGTTTACCTTGAGGGGCAAGACCCATAATTTTACCTTCATCACCAAATTTAAAATCATATCCGTACATTGTGATTTTTTGCCACATTGTAACAAGACAATTTATACTATTTCCATAGTAATGGAAAAGGTTTGTGGGTGCTCCTTTAAATTCTTCTAATTTAGTTAATTTACCATTTTCTCCCGAAAAAACAGCTCCGTAAGTAGATTCAAATACTTGTTCTTCAAATGTATCTAAATCATTAGGGGCCATTTTACGTTTTCTCCAATTAGTAGAAGAAGTAGAATCTAGACTAAAAACAAGTGTTTTTTCTTCAAATCCTGAAGTGTAATAAGCTGTGGCAGCATGACAATCATGATGATCATAAACTGTAGCTTCCCCTTTACTATTAACTATTTCTTTAATTAAAGGATCTCTTGTGTAAACAGGATTACCTAATGCAAAAATTAAATCTCCATTTAAAATTTGTAAATTATAATCTTCAAATAATTGAGTTAAAGCCTGAGTAGGAATAGGGGCTAAATCATATTTATCTCTTGAAAATCTTTCATTTGAATAACATGCTGTAATTTTACCATCATCAATTAGACAAACGGTAGCATCATGGCTAAAACTTGATAAACCTATTACCTTCATACTCTTAAAAGTGCGTTATTGATTAAATCATAAGGGGTAAAATTAATCCCTAATGGATTAGCCCACATATCTTCTCTCCAATAAACTACATAGGAAGCATAAATCCCTTCAACACCTTCAGGGGAAGGAAATATAGCTTGAGTATAACCATTATGAGTTAAATACAAATTACACTCAGTTTTTTGTTGGAACCATTTAACATATTCCATCCAAACTTCAAATTCATGTTTATTGCGAGGTTGTAAATCGATTATAACATTTTCATATGCTAAACAAAATTCCTCTTTCCAAATTTGAGTTAGTTTATTGTTTAGATAACTAAAAATTTGAATATCTGCTTCTTGATAACAAGCAAATGGAAAACGTAAATGTTGACCTGGGCTTACATCTGCTGTTTCTAGCATATTCCCATCTTGAGAAACAACTACATTAAGTTTTCCCAATGGGGAAAGATAACGTTCTGGGAAGTCTTGGGAAATAAATACATTTATCCCAAAATTATAATTAAAACTAATATACTTGTTTATAACGGAATCCATTAAAAAATAACATTTAAATGCGGATTATAAATATAAACAAGAAATATTTAATATCCAAGCTATATTATTTTTCTAAAAGAAAGTTGGATTAGTTCTCTACTAGATGATGTGATTGAAGGTTCAAATGAAAATCCTTCTTTTAATTGGATGTGAGCATAAATTGTTGTAGGTGTCTTGTAATACCCATTTTTTGGAAGGGGACCTAATAACCAAAACGGAGCAATTCCTACTTTAATTTTATCGTTTAATTGATATTCTACTTGAGCTAATCTAAGTCTGAATTGAGTATTCATTTGATATGTAGAATCCCCACCCTTATAACTTTCAGTAGTAAATAAATTCACTAACTCAGCTCTGGGGCCAAATTTAAATTTACCATAAGTAAATTCTTTTTCTATACTAATAGATAGGGAATTGTAGTATGAAACATTTACTGCCATTTCTACAAAAACACCTTCAGATTCAGGAATTGTATCTTTTTCTTTTGCAGAAACAAATAATGAAGAGAATAACACAAAGCATAAAAGGATAAAATATTTCATATTATTACTTTTGATAATAAATATAAAATGTATCCTATATCCTGAGATATCTATCTCATATTATTGCAATGTTTTATGGATTTGTGAACCCGGAAGGATTCGAACCTTCGACCGTCAGCTTAGAAGGCTGATGCTCTATCCAGCTGAGCTACGAGT